CAGCCGTGCAGGCATTTCAAACAACTTTAGGAAGACAAGTATGACACAAGTAGGACTATTAACAGAATCGCAAAAAGATAGCTTGATTGGTCAGCTTTACGACGATGACAGCTATTTTAACCCAATTCAGGATGACTTTGATAATTGGATAATTTCTGTTGAGGAAATGGAATTTTGCGTTAATCCTGAGTTTCAATGGGTAAAAACATTGCCGCTAATCGAATATAAACCAAAGCCGTCACCACCATTCCCGCCAATAGAAGAATAAATATGCTTGGCGGTATCTTAGATGAAGATGAACTAAAATACCTTATGGGTAAATATTATGTTGAAGGGCATATTTTTACTCCTTTAGAAACATCGGATGGAATTTGGATTTTACCACTATATCAGATTTATTATAACGAAAACATTGATTGTTGGTGGGTTAAATATTTACCTATAATTGAATACAAATAAATGAGCACACTATTATTCCAGGAAGCAGTCCCCGGCTTTTTAAATCAACTCGCAAACTATGGGGTATTAGGCATTTTTGCCATATTGATGATTGCAATCATCTATTTCATGGGCAAACAATTTTTTATTTGGCATAAGAAGAATGAAGCAAGAATACAAGAACTTGAGAAAAGACTTGAAGATTATCTGACAGAAGATCGTGCGAAACTGATGGACACAGTTGCATCAAATAATCACGTAATCGAAAATAATACTTCGATGATGAAAAAACTACTGAACCTTGTCGAAAAACTTGATAAAACCTACTAATATGTTCAACTTCTTAAAAGAAAGTACCGATGTCAGTTCGATGCGAGTAACTTTGTTCCTGGGTACTTTGTGTGTGTGCTTGCTGTGTATTGGTATATTGGTTTACATAATCATTCACGCTGTAAAATGTACCACATTGGATTGGTCGGGGGTATCAATATTTTTGACATCGATAGCAGCATTTACAGGAACATTACTTTACGGCAAAGTGCAGCAGAAGAAAGTAGAAAACAACGAAGAAAATAAGGCATAAAAAAAAGAGCATCTCAATCGGATGCTCTAATTTTTTAGAATGGTAACTCATCATCATCTCCACTGGAAGGAATCTCAGCTCTGAGTTGTGCCAGTTGTTCTGTTGTTAGATTAAACTTATCCTGTATCTGTGACATCGTAAGCTCACCTTTTTTTACCTTTATCTTCATAGCCACCATTTGACCGTTGGTGGGTTCGGGTAAGCTTGGCTTGTCTTCGTGCTGCTCAGTCTGTTTTTCTCCTTTATAACTCAATTTACGTGCGGTAGAAGCAATGATATCGGTGTAATATTTCCCATCATGTTCCCGGTACGTAATCTTGCCTTCAAGATAACACAAATCTCCTTTGTCAGCCTTAAATTCTTTGAAGATAGTGCAGCGATGCCATTCGGTTTTCTCTTGCCATTCGCCATTCTTATCCTTATAAGATTCAGATGTTGCCACAGAAAGATTTGTGAGCTTATCTCCGCTCTTTGTATCCTTCACATCAATGTTGCCGATGCGACCGATCAGCGTTACTTTGTTTACCATTTTAATCGTTTTTAGGTTCGTGATATTTATATTTATTTTTTCGCTTTGGTTTCGAAGAGTATGGCCCGAGACTTTCAGTCATCAGCAACAGGCCAAGACCTGTGCTGAGACAAAAGATTGCTATTGCTAAAACCATACTAAATCCTCCTCGATATCAGACTCGTAAGCCTCCATTAAAGTTTCAGAGAATAAGGTTTGAAGTTCAGATTTTCTGCGCTCAAATAAGATAGCTGCCTCTTCGATTGTGACTGATTTATTATAGTCAGTAATGAAGATGTCAGTCAGTTCAAAATATGCGCTGTAATCAGGCTCTATTTGACATCCGTAGCTATCTCTTGAGCCTCTTTCCTCTTCGATGTATGTTCCGATTAGTTTTACATAAACTTCGTTTGTCGGGAAGTTGTCGCACTCCATAAAAATGCCTGTGCTAAATTTGTTGTTTGTCATAACTTGGTAGTTTTAATTATTAACGATGCACAAAGATAATAATATTTTATTACATTGTACGTTTTACAGCACATTTTTCAAATTTATTTGCACACATCTGCCAATTAAACCCGAACTGAATCGAGTAGTGTTACGCTTTGATGCACCAGGATGTCTTGTCAAGACCGTGCTGTAACTTACTGCCCAAGGTGTGCGGCTCAAAACTTGCTTAACAAAAACCGATGTGTTTAGAATCAGCAGATATTTTTCTTTCTGCTCTTCAATTACCCTCAATCCTAATCTTTGAAGCCTCTCATCTGCTGCATTTTGCTTAATCTTTGCCTGTGGTTCATACTCCGAAGCATATTCGACCAACTCACCAACTGTAACAGTACCAATAAAATCTCCTTCAATCCTTGTTTCGTGCTGCAGAATCGTTTGTAGGCATCTTTGTTCATCAGTCAAGTCCTCTCTATCTTCCAAAATTCCTTTGATATGCAATATTGCACCAGCTTCATCCAATGCCGTTTCAGGTTCAACAACATCATCATTCCAGGTATGCCACCATCCGCCCAACAATGCACCGAACTGGTCAGCAATAGCACGATCACCCACCAGTTCCGATATGGCTTCCGTAAAAATATAAATGCTTCTGAGCATATTCGGTAACAGATTAACCATTCTCGCTGTAAATCTCAAGCCAAAATCACCTGTAATGGTTTCTTTCTTAATCTTGTTTAGTTCCTTAAACTTATCCTGGTTGCTGTGCTTTGCAAGTTCGAAGATTGTGAACCTTCTCTTGTCGCTGTCGTTCACCAACTGAGGATTGATTGACACCATCAGGAAGCAGCTGCGAACAAAATAGTCTGTTGCTTTTCCATCCTTGCCACCTTTGGGAATGGCAGGTGACTTCTCCGAACTTCCTGCTCGTGCCAATGCAATAACTTCCTGAATTCTCCTTGCTGCATTCTCATCGTTACCCTCCGATTCATCAATGGTTACTGGCATAGCATCAGAGTTTAGCTTCTGTCTTATCGCTGCCTCTGTCGCTGCTGTTCCCTGAGCATTTATTGAGAACTCTCCTAAGACCTGATGAACAATCTGTTCAAGCACATAAGTTTTTCCGTTGCCACGAGGGCCTGTAATCCAAGAATGAGGCCTCCAAGATAATGCGCCACAAATCGGTGCTATCGCTAACCATCCTGCCAACAACTTACCATCAGCTTCAGTATTCCAATTCAATCTTGAAAGTAATCTTGTCAGTTTCGCACATTCCAACTTATCCATCATATTTTCTATCGGAATTCGGATGTTCTTTCGCATCTCATAAGTAAACTCCGTTTCAATGCTGCCAAGGTTGTATCGAATCTTGTCGCTCAGTAACTGCATCCCGGTATGGAAGATTATTCTATCAGATTCTTTCCAGGCACCACGACCTCTAATACTCTGTAAATCAAAATAACCTACTGCATTACACATCGTAATCAGGTAGTCTGCAATATACTCGCTCTTATCAAAAGATTCGTTCTGCCAAAACTCAATTGGTGCCAGCTGAACAACGTGCTGTTTTGTAAACTTCGATGTGCTAAATGCCAAAATCGCATTGCTTAACTTTGAGTAAAAGTAAAACCTTTGCGCTCTCGATTCTGTATCCCATCCTAATGGCTTAAAATAACCTTCTACAAAACCACGTTGGTCTACTGTTGGTGTGTTGCCCGGTGCAGGTTGTGCTTTTGGCTTTTTGGCTCTTTTCTTTGGTGGTTCTTCCTGATCGGATTCCCAATTGATTGATGGTAGTTTTTTCATTGCTTAGATTTTAATCCGTATTTTTCTTCCTGGTATTCCATAAAGTCATTGGCTCTCTTTATACTTTCCGCTCTTGCAGCTTCCTTTCCGTGCATCCCGAATACCTTTCTGATACTCATATCATCCCGATTCTCAAGTTTAAGGGTATGCAAGGTAGGAGTTTGCGCTGGAACTTCCAAGAAAATTGTTTCAGATTCTGTATTTTTTAATTCTTCAATCAATTCATTCAATACAGATAGCTGCCTTTCTTTCTTTTCTCGGTATGCTTTCTTTGTTGTTTCATCCTTTAGGAATCCATCCATGTACTTGGCTTCCGAGATTAGTTCCTGGATAACTTTTTGTGCTTGCTCAATAGTGTTCATACTCTTTCGATTTTTGCGATGCCGCCAGCATCAGTAACATTTTTTATAAATCGTTTCTGTTCATCACTTACTCTACCAGTTTTTGTCTTTACTTCGACTGCTGTGAAGACCGCCACCTTACTGCCGAGCATATCCGCTGTAATTGTTATCTCTGTCCATCCAATCAAATCGGAACTACCTTTGCACAATCCGAACTCAACAAATCTTGGGTAAAGCAAAACTCTGTCACCGCTTATGCTGCCCATCTGACCTTGATATGCTGTGCCGACATTATTCCGAAATAGCACTCCTTTTGTAGCGTGAGCTGCTCTTATTCTGTCATACTGTGTTTGCTCTTTCATTACTCTTTGAATTTTTTAAGGTAACCTAAAGTTGCTTTCATATTGTGACCATTCGGGCCACCATTCCACATCCTTGCAAGTTCTTCAAAAGTTGGATATCTGCCATGCCTACGAGCAAACGTATAAGAGTGAACTCCCATAGTTGCCCAAAATACGTGTTCAGCCTTGGTGCTGTCAAACATATCAGCGTGAGTATATCCAAGCAAGTCTTTTAATCCCGATCCCTTCACGCAAATATCGTGAATCTGATATCTGCCATAAGCTCTGCCACCATCACCAATAACGCTATCCGTATTATTGGACTCGATTTGTCCAATTTTCGCCATAAACTGACTATCGCAAGTGTCCCGGTAAATTATAACCGTTTCAGTTACAATCCTTGTTTCGGGTTTTTGACAGCCTAATCCAAGAGAAAAGGCTGCCAAGATAAATATTTTTTTCATAATTATAAATTTTTAAATTCCTGCGGCATCGGATCGAACGATACTTAAAACTCTGAACATTCGCATTTATTTGAGTTTTGTTTTTCGCCACATAAACTACGCAGGATTCGTTTAAGTAATCTGCTTTTTTTCGACTGGGATGAATCCAGTACCTGTACCTTCATTGCCCATCATTTTTAAGAAATCAATCTCTACCATCGCAGAATTGATTATTGTTTCTGCAAGTTTTGATATTGCTTTTGCTTTTTCTGTTTCCTTTTCAACATCGGCATCTTCATCCATTAGCTTTTCAATCTGCTCAAATAAGAGGTTTCTCAAATCCTCAATTTTGTTTCTTGCCATTTTTTTTGATAGTTCTTTTTAGTTTTTGTAATGCCCTCATTGTCTTTTTCAACTCTTCAGGATATCTGTGCATCGTGTTAAGCTTCATATTCTGCGCTCTGCTAATCAGCATCAGATTGTTAATATCATACTTATCTTTTCTTGGGTCTTTTACTCTTACTACGCATCCTTTCGGTACTTTTCCGTAGACTTCTTCCCAAATTAGAATCTCTTTTCGAATCCAAACTTTATCAGCCACCTTAACAAGTAAGAATTTATCTTTGCCATCTATCCTGGTAGATCCGACTTCCCTTGTATTGTGAGGCTTTTGCCCTTTCTTAAAACTTGTCGCATTGGCTCCCATAAAGCCTTTTTTCCCTTTGTTCCAGGTATCATTACCTTTTTTGTATCTCGTTGCAGCACCGTACTTTCTTAATCTGTCAGCTTCTAAACTCAGAAGGTAGTCAATAAACTCCTGAGTTTTTTTAATTCCGTGAGTGTATGCCTGTCCATAAATTGAAGAGGCTGACCTGTTCAATATATTGCACAATTCATCTGTGCGAGTATGAGGATACAACTCTCGCAATATCCTCATCTCACCTTCAGTCCATTTACGCTTCATCTTTGGCTCTTTTAAGGTATGCGACAGCTTCTTCGATAATAACTTTAAGGCTGCCCAATTGTGCGTGTGGTTTATACTCTTCGCTGACAGCAACCATGTCAGCAGTTTGTTTTGAGCGTTCCATTGCAGTTTCAAGTTGTTTCAATGCCTGAACAATGCAGAACTCAACATAAGTGTGATTTTTCATAACTTGGTAGTTTTGATGTTAATAATTGATTACGGTTGTAAAGGTAGTAATAATATTTTATTACGTTGTACTTTTTAATAAGATTTTTTATAACTTTTATTCTTATTTACATTTTTTAAACTGCAAAATGAGTTCCAGGCAATTTTTATTGCTGCCTTAACATCTGTTTCTGTAAGTGTTATAGCTTTGATTTTATATTTTTTGTTAATTGCATTTAAACAATCGAAATATTCATCTAATGCCAATTTTTCTTTAAATTTTTTATCAGCATCTTCAACTTCCTTTAATATCCTACTTTCAAAAACGTACTTAACCCAATAGTAATTATATCCTTTCCTTTCTTTGAACTGCCATAGTTCTTCCAAGGTTAAACAATCTTTTTGTTCTTTTACCTTGGCTCCTTGCTGGATATTCAGAAAATCATCCAATGACCTTTCATCTTTTACAGCAATGCCATGGACAGTTTTCAACTCACGTTTTTTCTTCTCATTTATCAATCCGCACTTTGGACAGCACTCCTCAGACTTCTCATACACAAAGTAACAGCCTTCACAAGTGTAATACTCCTCATTCTCTTCCTCCTGCTTTTTCTTCTTCCTCTTTTTCTTCATGCCTTCCAATGACCAGTCTCTTTGCGTTAATGGGTGCTTATGTCTGCCAATGTTACCAACGTGATCCAGGATGATGCACTTGTCTTTGCCCTCGCAAGGTCTCAATCCTCTTCCGACAATCTGTAAATACAATGCCATCGACATCGTTGGGCGGCATAAACCTACAACAGCCACAGCAGGAATATCTGTGCCTTCGCTTATCAAATCACAGAATGTTACTACATTTATACTTCTATCCGCAAGACCTTTGAATATTCGCTCAACTTCCTCATCTTTCAGCTCACCGTGAACAGCTTCAGAGGTATATCCTGCATCCCGGAACTTCTCTGCCAACTTTTTGGACTCTGCAATACTGATGCAACTGTATATCGCAGGTTCTCCGGGTGCGAGTTTTGTGTACTCCTTTACAGCATCACCAACTAAACCCGATTGCTCAATCAACTTATCAAGTTCGCTTTTGTTATATTCTCCGTGCTTGTCAAGCTTCACATTCTCCAATCCTTTAAGATTCTTGAACGTATAATAGTCAGGCATCACTAGGTTACCCATTTTAACCAACTGAGCAGGCGTTGGCCCCAATATCATATCCTGGAAGATATCTCCAAGACCTTGGCCATCTGTTCGAATTGGTGTCGCTGTAACTCCAAGTGTATAGACTTCGGAATAATAATCCAATATTGCTTTCCAGGTGCCTGCATTACTATGGTGCGCCTCATCGACAATAATCAGATCAGGTACCTGAACATCAGCCAATCTGTTCTTCAATGTCTGCACACTACAAATCTGTGCAGGCAAGTAGTATTGTTTCTGATATCCTCCTGCAATAATGCCGTGCCTAAGACCATACTTTTTGCATCGCTCAGAGATTTGCCTAACAAGGTTCTTTTTATGCACCAGGAAGAACACAGTCTTACCCATTGACATCGCTCTTTCTGCTATGTATATAAAGGTCTCAGTCTTGCCTCCACCAGTTGCAAGTACATACAGCACTCTTTTATTCTTTTTTAGGCTGTTACGGATGCCATTCACACCATCTTCCTGGTATGGCCTAAGATTTACTCCCATCGATATATTTTTTAAGGTTAGCATCCTCTTGTTTCCCAAGTTCTTCATTAATGCGCTCTAAATATATCAGCGTTTGTGGTTCAACTCTGCTCCAGTAATCCAAGGTCTGCTTGTGGATTCCTGTTCTACGGCACAGCTCACGTATGCTAATGCCTGCACGTTCTGCTCGCTCTTTAATTTTTTGGTAAGTCTTCATTTTTTTTTAAGATTTTTGAAAAAATATTATACAATAGTGCAAATGTAATAATATTTTATTATCTTTGTGTAACAATTCGTTAAAATTTTAAAAATAACTACCATGACAAATCAAGAGTATCACTCAAAAACAGATTTTTTAAGCAAAAGCTTACTTGATCAACTGCACAAATCTCCTGCTCACTTTCAGGCCTATATTAACGGCCAGAAAAAAGAAGCTACTTCAGCTATGAACTTTGGAAGCCTTGTGCATTCTGTATTATTCGACCAGGATAACTTCGCAATTATGCCGACCTGTGACAGAAGAACCAAAGAAGGTAAACTTCTATATGAGGCATTCCTTGAAAATGCTGAAGGTAAGGAACTGATTGTAACATCTGAACAGCACGAACAAGCACTTCTTATCGCTCAGTCTATTGCCAAGCATCCAAAGGCAGCAGCACTTCTTTCTTCAGAAGGTGTAGCAGAATCCCCGGTATTCGGACAGCTTGAAGGTGTGAACTTCAAATGCAAACCCGATTTTTTCAATACCAAGTTTAACGTACTGGTTGACCTGAAGACCACCAACGATGCAAGTCCAACTGAGTTTTCAAAGTCTGTGTGGAATTATCGATATCACGTGCAGGCAGCATTGTACATGGATTTGACAAAAGCAAAAAGGTTCTTCTTCATTGCTGTAGAGAAAGAAGCTCCGTTCAATGTTGAGGTGTACGAACTGGATGAAGAATCCATCAGCATCGGAAGAGCAGCATATCTCGCAGATATCGAAACCTACAAAAAATGCCTTGAAACTGACAACTGGCACGGTTACACAGAAGAACCTGCAATTCATGTTATCTCACTTCCATCTTGGGCAAAAAAATAATTCTTAATCTTAAATAACTACCACAATGTCAAACATCACAAAACTTCCAACATTCCAGGATCTGATTACAGATACACAGGAATCTCTTAAACAAAATGCCTTAACTGTACTCCTAAATCAAGACCCTCCCAAGGCTTGGCTTGTAACACATCCGATGATTAAGGGGTATAATTACCTAAGTATTGAGAAAATTGAGTACCTTTTAACACGAATTTTTACAAAATGGTGGGTAGAAGTAAAATCAGTACAAATCCTCGCAAACAGCGTCTGTGTCACGGTTAGACTCTTTGTAACAAACCCAATAACAGGTGAAACAGAATGGCAAGATGGTATTGGTGCTGCTCCGATACAAACAGACAAGGGTAGTGGCGCAACTGATTGGAACTCAGTTAAAACCGATGGTGTTCAGAAGGCTGCACCTGCTGCTGAAAGTTACGCAATAAAAGACGCAGCAGAGAAATTTGGTAAGATTTTTGGGCGTGATGTGAGCCGAAAAACAACGATGGATTACAACTCGTTACTGAAAAAAAGCGATTTTAACGAGCAGATTTAGTGTGTTAATAGTTTGTGTTAGAGTGCCTTATGTCGGGGCACTCTTTTTTTTTGCCCTTGTAACAACTTCAAAAAGCCGTTACAGGTTTTGATACACTTAACTCATTGACATTCAATCTTTGTAACAATGTAACGCTTGTAACGGAAAAATATATTCATATATAAGAACATTATTATACTATTATATATACATACATAATACCTGTTACATCTGTTACATTGTTACAATATAGTATTAGTCAGTGTTTCAATGTAACAAAAATGTAACGCTTGTAACACTTCACTTTTTCAAAAAAAAAACATATTTTTGCAGTGCTTTTTAGCAGGTTTTCAGTTTGTCCATGGGGGAAGGTTATTGGTAGTTTCCTTCCCCAATTTTAAAAATCTTCGTTTTAAGACACTTTTTTTTCTTTTTGATAGTAGAGTACCACTTTAGAAAGATAATTGAATGTAGGTACTAAAGAATTAAAAATAAGATAGGATTAGCATTAAAATAATGGAAATAAATGGCATTGTTTGAAAAAGGTCACAAATTAGCAACAGGAAGACCAAAAGGAAGCCAAAACAAGACAACAGCAGAAACAAAAGCATTCCTTACAAGAATCTCAAACAAACTTGGTGAGAAAGTAGAGGAAGACCTTGACCTGATGGAACCCAAAGACCGGGTAAAGATTTGGCTTGAACTTCAGGAATACTTAATACCAAAGCTAAGCCGCACCGAAATTACTGGCGAAGATGGTGGAATGATAGAGATACAACAAACCTTAAAACTCGAAAACCTTGGCATTGATCAACTCAGAGACCTTGAACGAATTGCTGAACTTGCAGCGTATTCGCCAACTGATAGCAGCGAAGGACTTTAAGCGGTTTGTTTCTCACACCAAGCCTGACTACCAATTCTCCTGGCATCACAATCTGCTCATTGACTATCTGCAAAAGTTTGCGGAAGGTAAGATTCGGAAGCTAATGGTCTTCATGCCTCCGCAGCACGGAAAGTCTGAGCTCACATCGAGAAGGCTTCCTGCATATTTGCTTGGCATCAATCCAAAACTGAAGATTGTCGGATGTTCCTATTCTGCCGACCTAAGTCGAAGCTTCAACCGAGATGTACAGCGCATAATGGATGATGAGGTTTATATCGATATCTTCCCGAACTCCAGGTTAAACTCTTCGAACATCCGTACAAGTGCCAAAGGTAGTTTTTTGCGGAATGCAGATATCTTTGAAATAGTAAACAATGTTGGATTCTATAAGTCCGTTGGTGTTGGTGGATCGCTCACCGGAACACCAGTTGATATTGGCATAATTGATGACCCGGTAAAAGATGTTGTTGAAGCGAATAGTATGACATATCGGGCGAGGGTTTGGGATTGGTACAACGGTGTTTTTTCTACTCGCTTGCACAATAACTCTCAGGTGCTAATCACTCAGACAAGGTGGCACGAAGATGACCTTAGTGGTAGAATCCTGAAGCAGAAGGATGCACACGAATGGACAGTCTTAACGCTTCCAGGTATCTTGATGACAGCTGACAAAAGGCAAGATGATCCGAGGCAGATTGGTCAGGCTTTATGGCCCGAAAGGCACAGCCTTGAAAAGCTTCAAAAGTTTCAGGACAATTCTCCGAGGTTGTTTCAAGCGATGTATCAGCAAGACCCGAAACCATTCGAAGGTGGTTTGGTTTATCCAAGATGGAATGCAATTGAAGAGGCAGAATACAGACAGATTGGCATTGAGCCTATTTACGGATTGGACTTTGGTTACAGCACCAGTCCTGCTGCCTTTGTGGAGATTAAGTTGGATATGCTAAACCGAAAGATTTACATTAAGCAGCTAATCTACAAACGAGGAATGGGTATTGATGAACTTGGCACCGAGATAAACCGAACTATCCAAACGAGCAGAGGCAAGATAATTGCGGATTCTGCCGACCCGATACTGATTGACCATCTGAGAGGCAAGCACAAGTTGAACGTACACAAGGCCGACAAAGG